TACCTTTAATATCACTGTCTGGAAATTTAACTTCAAAGACTGCTGGGTCCATAGAAGGATATATTATATCATTTTTTGTTGCTTCTTCTATATCGTAAACATTTCCTGAATACCCAAGATCTGCATCCCATTTGTTTTTAACTTCTACACTAATAACAGATTGTACACCCTCCACAATAGCTAATTCAGTATAAATATCTGATAGTGCTATTGGCTGATTAAATTGCCACTGATCTAAGGCAAAAATATCTCTAACCTTAGCTACACATGACAATAATACTTCTCTTTTAATATATCCAGATAATACTATTATTTCAAAATCTACACCAATATTAACAATATATCCGTCTTTAATATTAACTGCATCAGTCAATATTCTGTATTGGCCCATATACGTTTTTAAATTTTGTTTTATTGCTTCATTGACTGTAGTTAAATTTCCAATAGAATTTAAACCTAACACATAGCAATTTAAAGCTAATGGATTTTTAATTGTCTCTGATTGATCAGTTGGTAAAACAGAAGAACCATCTGTGCTACTAACTGGTTGTAAAAGCTTTGACTTATTTAACTGTTCGTCTTGAACTATATATGCTTTATCTATTCTACCAAATTTTTCAGGAAGAGAATATATTCTAATTAAATAATCTTCCATTGTTACTGCCCTATTCTGTGCTGAAAAATGTGCTAAAGCATTATTGCGTATTTCGGGGATAAGTTCTGGTCCTTTCCCGCCTATACCTGGTTCAACATTATTAACTGCTACTGATGCTTTAACAACATTACTAATTCCTGTAACTACTCCAGCATCGTTATCGTATGTTGAAACTATACCTGAAATAGTAGTTAGATCTCCCTGAGGAACATTGTCAGATAGTCCGCCTCCAGTTAAATAGCTAACAGTTAACGTTGTATTCTGAGGAATTTGTCCATATGCCTTTGTGTATAGAAAATTTGATGGATCGATAGAAACATCTAAATATGATCTTCCACCAGGTAAATTAGAACCAACATTATCTGGATTTGGAATAATTACTTCATCAGGATCAGAAGAAATTCCTGCTCCAAATTGTAATTCTAATCTATTGTCTCCTCTAATTCTAGTTCTAAATCTTCTAGAGGTCTTTTTAAGTTTTAATAAATATGGAGCAGTATCATTATACTGAGCAAATTGTGGATCATTTTCTGCAGTATTTCTAAGCTCTTTAAAAATTGTATCTTGAGCTAAATAAGGAACTTCATACCAAGTATTTCCATCTGAATCTTTTACGCTAACTATTTTTAAAATTTTAGTATTGTTTAATGCTACTCTTAAATATTTTTGTGGATCTCCAACTGTGAACGTTTCACTAGCAACTACGCCTGAACTTGCTTTTACAGATTTCTTTAATAAATAATAAGTTGGCTCTCCAGTTCCACCATCTCTCTCATAAATAGAAACTGTAGTTGGATCATTAGAACTTGAAAAATTAAAATTGAGAGTCTCATTACTTCTAAAGGTTATAGTTGAATCTGATGTGGATGAAACTTGCATTCCTTCTTCTATTATTAACGAATAAACATAATCTGGTTTATTATTTTCGCCTGTTCCTGTTGATGGAACCAACTGAAAAACATCTAAAGTGGTAGACGCTGCAAAGGATTGCCTAGGTTTATATCCTAATGCTTCAGCCAAATTTACAACGTTCTTCCTCTCTTCTGCGTGCTGAATAAATAATTCCTTAATTTGGGAATCCATATAGTATGACAGAACATCTCCAACATATGCAGCCATTTCTATAAACATCATACCCGGGGATGACTCATTAAAATCGTTGTAGGTGTTTGGAAAGTAAACCTTAGCGTAATTCACTAAATTAGTTCTAAGGCTTGCAAAATCCCTATTTATATATCTTACTTCTTTTTTAACTTGTGTATCGGGCATTACCAATCTCCTATTCTAAAAACGCTGGGTTAACTTCATCTGCAGCAATAACTGTTCCGCCTGCAGAAACAAAGGTTAACTCATCTAACGAATGGGCCATAAGACTAATTGAATATTTAAGAGTAATTCTAATTCTATTATTATCTTTATCAGCATTCGTAGTATTAACTACAACATCTTCTACAACAATATAAGGTAACCATTCTGCTATTGCATCTCTAATTGCTCCGTCTACTCTAACATTTAAATCCTCTCCTATTGGATCAAAAATCATTGAATGAATATCACAACCAAACTCTGGCTGCATTGGCCTTTCACCCTTCATTGTCATTATCAAATTTTTTAAATTTGTATATGCAGCCTCCCTAGTAGTTTTAGTTGGAGCAAAATATCCCTGGCCAGAATTTGACATAGGTAATAATATTCCCACAAATCTATCATCTTCGTCTATTGGATTAAATTGCGTTTGGTTTGGATCATTAGTTGGCATTTATTACACCTTCCTTGCTGACGATTTCTCATTAACTTTCTGCATAAGTTGACTATAATCTTTTGTCAAATTATTAATAACTTCATCTGAAACATTATCCATATTTATTGGTCTACCGTCTGGAGATGCTGTTGATTGAGGAACATCTGCTGACGTAAATACTTTATCCATTGTTGGATAAGCACCATCTTGTGGTATACGCTGTCCACTATTGACTGTATCTGCTAGCGCTTCTGTTAAGGACATTTTATTAGAATATTTTTTTCTATCTTTTGTAATCGAAGTTTTTGCTTGATCTTGTAGATTCATAGCGTGACTTATACCCTCCATGAATTCTGATTTTCTAACAGGCGGTTTTTTAGATTCCAACGCTGCATTTTCTTTAAGAAGTTTTGGAAGCGAAGCTCTAAGCTCCTCTTTTACTGCTTCTCTTATTATTGCTTTAAAGTTACTAGTTTTCATAACTGTTCTCCTTATTTATATGCCACATTTTAAACCTATCCATGGATATGGAATAGGAGTTGGAACTCCAACCAATGGTACCATACCAATAGTTATTCCAGATAGAGTTTTTGTATGTTCTTTAAATAGTTTTATATACTGCTTAATCATATCCTCTTCTGTCTCTTGTGTTGTTGTGGCTTTCATTTCTTTTATGAGTTTACCCTTATCAACAAATGGAACTAGAACAAGATTTGCAACCACATTAGTAGCTCCAGGTGGAGGTACAGACGTTTTCATTGTCGCTCCTGTCCAATTTAACACTAGTCCATTTGCCATTATTTTAAATGCTACCGTTGCAAGCAAATCTCCAACAGCAGCTAAGCTCTTGATAATAATTATCTCTGGAACTTGTTTTGTGTCTTCTTTTAGTTGTTCTCGTTTAGCTTCTAGATCTCTTTTAAACTTTTCTGTTTCAGCCTTTATTAATTCTTCATTAGCTAATAGTGCATCTCGCTGTTCCTGAATTGTTTGCTGTGTTTGTTGCTGTTCTTCAATTTCTGCTTGTATAACTTCTTCTGCTTCTAATTCCTTTGCCTCTAAATTGTCTACTAAAGCTAACCATTTTTCTCGTCGCTTTTCCTCAGAAATTAAAGGAGCAATAAGTTTTACTATTAATTCTAATCCTTCTGAAAAGATATTCATTAATGGGTCTAAAACTTTAAGTGAATTTTCAGCAACTTCAGATGCAACAAGACCAGCTGTTGCCTTCACTTTAACTTGAGCTTTATATGGAATTAATTTATCTATTAGAAAATCAATATACGACATTCCTATATCAATGAGTTGTTTTTCATATTTTTCTTCGTCATAATATTTTATTACGGAAAGAATATCTAATCCTACCTTAAACATTACTTTAAATAATCCACTATTTGTTCTCATAACTCCATTGTGATAAAACAAGTCTGTAGTGTTTCCTATAACTTTATCATATTCTGAAACAACCTTTTCTGCAAACTGTTTTCTAACCTGTGGTGGAGGTGGTGGTGCAATAGCCTTTTTTTGTTTTCTAATGTGTTTAGCAACTTGAATTGAAAATGGGGCCCATGGTCCTGGTACTGGTTTTGGTGGTTTATCTGCCGCTGCTAATTCAGTATCTCCAAAGCCTGTATCTTCTGAATCTTCATCTGTATCTTCAACCTCTTCTACTTCTTTTTCTGGAAAAGTAAACGATTTAGCATTTTCCCAAAATTCTTCTCCATCAACATTATACATTACATCCCAATAGTATATTGAACTAGAATCTAAATTTGTTAATCTTGGACCACCATATGGCCAGCTACCATCTTTAAATTGGGTTGGGGATAATTGAATACTATCAACCCACTCACTTGCAGATCTAGGTTCTACACCCTTAGAAAGAACAATAGTAAACGACTGCACATCTGTATCTATATCATAATCAAATGTCCACTCCCATGGGATTAAATTGTATGTATTATCTTCATAAATACTTTCATCGTAAGTTCCGCTAGGAGATATTAAATTTGCCACATCTATTCTCTATTTTGTAAAATTCTGTTTGCTCTTTATATTTTCAAGCTTATTTTGTATTGCCTTCAATCCAACATTTTTAACAGATAAAAATTGTGGTGAATTTACTGGAGGACCAGATGGCCCAGTTCCTGTTGGTACAGACATTGCAGTTATTGCATCTACTATTTTTCCTACTTCGTCTAATATCCCCAATAGAATTTCTTCTAATTGATTTCCAAGTACAACTGGCTCTTCTGCTTCAAATCCTAAATTAATAACTGGGCTGGCAATTGTTGTTGTTCCAATAGCATCTAAAGTTATATCTCCACTGGTTGAAAATCCAATTCCGTTTTTGGCCATACCAACTAATGTTCCATCTCTACTATTTAAAACCACAGTGTCTGAATTTAATATTATTTGCTTTCCAGAAAATT